TAGTCGATCTCGATCTCAGCCTTCCGCTGCTCGACCGCGATCTTCTGCTCGAGCGTTTGCGCGTCCGCGCCCTCAAGCTCGCGGAATCGTGCATCGCGTTCGAAGCCCGCCCGCTGCTCCTCGAAGGCGTAGACCTGCTTCAGGTGGTCGAGATTGCGCCCGGCGATCTCGGCGTCGTTCTGGATGCGCTGCTGGAAGCGGCGCGCCTCGAGTTCCATCTCGCGCTGGTGCGCCTCTTCTTCATTCTTCAGGTACTCGGCCAGCGCCTTTCTGTTTTCGAGCGCGAAGTGCTGTTTGAAAGCTTCGAGCTTCTGCCGCGCCTCGTCGATGATCGCGTTCCAGGCCGCCTTCGTGAGGGCGACATAGTGGGAAACGCCGCGCTCATCGACGAACGTAGTGCGCTTGGCGATTTCGGCGTTGATCTCGGCGATATCCTTGGCGAAGCTGGTCTTGCCCGCGCCCGCCGCAGCGATGGCGCGCTCCTCAAAGAACTTCTCGTTTTCTGCCTGGCGCTTGCGGATCTCCTGGGCGAGCTTCAGCGCGTCCGCATCCGGCTCGCCCGCTATCTTGATCTTGGGCAGGCCGGCCCCGAACTCGCCCCACGGCTCCTCTTCGCCGGCGAGCAGCCTGCGGCCGGAGACCAGCTCGCGGATCTGGTCGTCCGTCATCCCGCGCTTCCGCAGGTCCTCGATTCTGACCTTGCCTGCGAAGAGCTGCTGCCAGAGCGCCGCGTTCTCCATCTCGCGGCCGCGCGCCTCCAGCCCCTCCTGCATGTCCTTGTGCGATTTGTAGACGATGGCGCCCGCGGTTACCACGCCCGTGAGCAACAACGCCCAGGGATTCCTGGTGAGGGCGAGAGTCAGCGCATCGACGGCCTTGGCGATGCCCAGGATCTTGGTCGCGATGGTGTAGGTGGCGAGGATGCCCGCGAGCCAGACCGCCATCGCGCCGAACTTCTCGATCCAGGTCACGTTGTCTTTAAGCCAGCCCACCAGGTCGCGGAGATGCTGGATGATGGACTTGAACTCGCCCTGAAAACCGGCCCCAACCGCCTCCTTCAGTTCCTCGACCTCGACCGCAAGCCGTTTCGCCTGCATCTCGGCGTCGCCGGCGGATGCGGCAAAGGCCCCCTGGATGGCCTGCCCTGCTTTCATGACCGCGGCATAGCGCATCTGGATGAGTTCGTTGTCGCTGAGCGTGCGGCCAAGTTTCAGTTCCGCGATCTGCTGCTGTTTGGTGAAGTCCACGACAAGCCCGGACGCCTTCAGAGTCCGGCTCATGCCCGTCTCGATCGCACGGACGATGCTGTCCATCGCTTCGGGAACCGAGGTGTTACCAATCGCACTGAGATCCTTGGCCAGTTGTGCCAGTCCCTTGGGCTTCTCGACACCCACGTCGGCCACGATGAGTTTGTTCACCATCGTAAGGGCATCCTCGCCGTGGATTCCGAGGGCCTTCACCTCCTCGACCGCCCGGTGGAATGCGCCGGCGGCGATGCCGTGCGCCTTCGCCAAGCCCTCTCCAGCGTGCGTCAAGCGTTCCTGGTGGGCCGCAAGTTTGGCCGCCTCGACGGTCCACTCCTTGGCGAAATCGATGGCTCTCTTGATGGCATCCGCGAGCAGGTTGCCAGCGGTGGCCCCTTTGACCATCGAGGCAGTCATCCCATCGATACCCTGCGAGGCGCCGCGCGCGGCTTTTGCGGCGGTCGCCTCGATGGCGGAGAGGCTGGTGTTGACGCTCTTGATGGAGGCGTTCGCCCGGTTGGCATCGACTTCGACTACCAGTTCGAGCTTGTTATCGGAAGGCATACTGCGGCGCGGGTCAGGCCGTCCGTACACGCCGCCGGATGCGGGCGGCGATATTGAGAGCCGTTTGCTGAGCCGTGGATGCCCCCACCGTCCGGCAGCGTTCGGCTTCGTCCTCGGCGATCTCCAGGCATGTGGCCTTGGTCGCGGAGACTGCTTCCCGCCGGATCGCGTCGGCCATCTGGTTCATCAGCACCTCGAGCGACTCGCCATGCAGAGAAAACGGCAGGTTGAGATGGCGGCAGATCCGCTCGGCAAGTTTCTTCGGAATCACGATCTCGCGCAATTGAGTTGCTCCCTGTCCAACCGCTCGCGTTCTTCTTCGAGGATCAGCATCGCGTAGAACTCGTCAGCCCGGATCTCTTCAAGTGAGATCCGCACGCCCAGCTTCAGCGCGGAACGTAAGTCCAGTGCGCGGCGGATGAGCAGGCCCACTTCGGACGATTGCGCCGCATCGAGTCTGTCCAGCGGGCAGTGGCAGCAGCGACCGCCATCGTCGGGAGCGTCGGGACATAGCCGCGGATCACACACTTCCTCGCGCCGCAGGGCCCAGTGGATCAGGAAGCGGAGCGAGGGCCGCTCCGGCCACTCCCCGTTCAGAAGTTTGGGTCGCGGTCCTCCTGGAAGCCGGCATCGAGCGCATCGATGGCGGCTTTCACGGCGACGGCCTGGTGAATGATCGGGACCTCGCCGGCGTAGCCTTCGGCCGACCGTGCAAGCTTCTTGTAGAGGGCACCTGCGGCCGTCAGGTTGATCGTCAGCTCCTGCTTGTTGAAGGGCAGGTCGAGGATGCGCGCGAACGCGCGGCGGTACTCGAAGACGTCCTTCGCCGAGAGCATCGCGAGGACGTGCGTCACTGTGCCGCCGAGCACCCGGAGCGTGATGCGGAAGGAGTCGCCGGCCTGGACCACGTCGTCCACCTCGGCCTGGCTCAACTGTTCGATGATACGGCTCGCCTCGAAGGGGTCAACCTCGACCGGGTCCTGCTCGTCGGTGCGGATCTTCGCCACGAGCGCCGCGTCCACGTCCTCGGAGTTCGGAATCACGGTTTCCGAGATGCCGCGCCCGAGCTGCTTGATGATCACCTTCCGCCGGCGCTGGCGCTCGGTCCACTCGTCATCGGAGGGAAAGCGCAGGCGAACCGTCTTCACGCCTTCCGGGGTCCGCAGGTTCATCGTGATGGGTTTGGTTGCATCAAACATGGGAAGCTCCTACTGGCAGATGTTGTCCACGCCGCACTTGGCGACGGCCGAGACGACGCCGTTGGCCGGGTCGTACATCGGCAGGCACTCGACGGCGACGGTCACGATGCCGTCGGTCTCGCCCACCTCGGCGGTCGCGAAGGAGACCTTCTGCCAAGTGATCTCAAGCGAGTTGTTCGGGTCGTAGGTGAGCGACAGCACCGCCGTGCCGGTGGACTGGTTTTTGAGTTTCGCGAGTTCCGTCGAGCCGCTTTCGAAGCGCGCGGTGAAGCGCAACGTTCCCTGGCGGTTGCCGAACTCCAGGCGCCCGCGGATCGCGCCTGAGGTGGCGTCGCCGGCCGTCTGGAAGCCCGAGCCGGGATAGAAGCCCGCGTCCATGCGGACGTTGTTCTTCCAGCCCGTCTCGAGCGAGACGATGTTCTTGTTCGAAACGTAGTTGACGCCGTTGATCGTGAGCGCGAGCGAGGCCGAGGGCAAGAGTTTCTCGATCGTCGCCGCCGGCATGGTGATCGCGGAAGGTTCGGTCACTTTGCCGGATCCGGCGAACTCGATGGTGATCTTGCTGTTCGCGCGGCCCGGCCCGCTGCCGATGGTGATGGTCCAGCCCTCGACCACGCAGCCGACCGCCATCCGGTCGAGCACGACGCCGGCGCCCGGGCGAATCTGCTCGACGAAGGAGAAGTAGGGCAGTTCGGCTGAATCGCCGTTCGCCGGCATCAGCGGCGTGCAGGTGTAAGTGAAGTTCGGTGTGGCGCCGCTCTTCACCACCTTGCCGAGGCCAAACGCCATGGCCCAGGCGGCGATCTCGGCGCCCAGGTACTTTTCGAGCGTGCCGGAGACGTCCCAGGACGTTTGGAAGGACTGCGTCGGGAACTCGTGGCCCTTGCCGAACTCCTCGGCATCGTTCTCGGTCGAGAGCTTCGGGTTGGCAAGCGCGGCGTTGAGTTTGCCGAAGCGCCACATCTCGGCGCCCGTGTTGGCGATCGCGATGTCGGTCTGCTTCTGTTTGCCGAAGCAGATCAGGACCTCTTGCAGTCTAGTCGTGGACATCTTCCTTTACCTCCGGTTCGGGCGGCGCGCACTGCGACCACCCGGCGACCATCGCAGGCACCAGCACTTCGGGTGTCGCGTCGAATTCTTTCGGCTCGCCCTCGCCCCAGGGCGGCCGGAGCCACACAGTATTGCGTTCACTCATCGCCAATCTCCGTAAACGTGATGGGAACCTCGAAATAGTCCAACCCCTCCGCGTCGGTCTGCCGCTGGATCTGCGGCAGGTCCATCGGATAGCAGCAAGGATGGACCGTGGCATTGAGCATCGGCACACCGGTAGAAACCGGAATGCCTTTCGTGATCAACCGGAACAGCCGGTAGTAGGCGGCTGGCGGATCAGATTCATCCGTCTCGCGCGCCCGCAGGTAGAGCGTGACCTGGTGCTTCCAGACGTCCACGCTGCCGAATGTTCCGGGCGCGGTGCCCTGCCACACTGCCATCACCGCCGGCGCCGGCATGTTGTGGATCGCCTGCGCCAGGCTTGACCTCTTCGGGTAGTGGTCGTGGTAGGCATAGATGCGCTCCGGATCACCATCCATCTCAGCGACAAGATCCGGAATCGCCCGCAGCATCGCGACCAGGTTGTCCACGAGTTCGGCGGGATTGATCATCGCTGCCTGCCTCCAAGCGCGCGTTCAACCAGAAGCGTGCTCTTCATCTCGTTCAGCACCCGCCGCGCGGCCTCAAGCACGGCGGCCCGGTTCTTCGGCGAGAAGACCACCCAGGGTTCGATCTTCTGGTTGACCCACGCCTTGATGCGGTCCTTGCGCGTCGAGAGGCTGGCCGCCGCGCGGTTCTCGCTGACCGTGCGGACCATGAAGTTGCGGAGCATGTCGCCGGTGAAGGTGAGGTTCCGGCGATTGCCCTTGCCGAGCCGGGTCTTGCGAATCGCGTAGCGCTTGGTGAGCGGCTTGGCCGGCGCGTCCGAGGGCCCGAGCGCGGCGCCCACGCGGTTCTTCACCGCCGCCACACCGACGTTGCAGATCTTGAACATCTGACTCTGCTTGAAGTTCAGCCGGTCTAGCCGGATCTGCTTCTTCTGCCAAATGCGCACCGAGGCCATAGGTCAGGTCTGCCGCAGACGAAGAATGAGGCCGCCCGCGTGATCGGCCAATATGTCGAACACCTTGTAGGAGACGCCGTCCACTTGCACCTCATCCCCGCGCTCGGGCGGCGCCGCAAGATCCGAGGCGCGAAGGAACACGGCCGCATATACGCCCGGCGCGTTCTCTTCGGCCTCGCGGGTCTCCTCGAAGATCGCCTTGACCGTCACCTGCTGCCCGGTCTGCGGCGAGTAGACGACCTCCCGGCCGAACGCACTCAGCACGCCGGTATTGAGCGCGCCGGCCAGGGAAGTCCAATCGGTCATGACTCAGGCCTTCGTGCCCTTGACCAGCACTTCCGGCCGGAGGCAGATCGGCAGCGGATTGGACTGCGTGTGCAGGTCGGTGCCGCGCCCGAACTTCCGCGGCTCCTGCTTGGCGTAGAGCGGCAGCCCGAGCGTGTTTGCCGTCTCATTGAAATCGGCCGGCGCGAAGTACGTCCGGAAGGTGTTCGCCGTCCCGAGCGGGAAGAAATGCGCCTCATCGTCCGCGATGAACTTCCGCACGTTCCCTGCGGCATCGGTCGCCTGGCCGCGGTACTCCTCGAAGGTGATCCCGCCGAAGGTGAAGCCGGTGCGGTAGTCGTTGCCGAGTTGCTGGTTGCGCTGGAAGTACATGAACGCCTCCTTCACCTTGGCGTGCGTAGTGAAGGCGTCATAGAACCCCGAAGAGCACAGGCACAGGATGCCCGTCATGAACTCGCCCTTGAGGTTGTCCTCGATGTGGCGTTTCACTTCGAGCACCTTGAGCAGAACCTCAGTCGAGGAAGTGCCCAGGGCGAAGCTGACCGTCTTCGGCGTGATCCCGAACTCGCTGTAGAGGTCGTAGAGCGTCGAGCCGTCGGCATCGAGAATCACGCCCTTGAGCGCGCCCATGCGCAGGTACTCGAGCGTGATCGCGTGCTTGTTGCGCATGTTCTGGAGCTTCTGCGCCAGCAGGTTCGCGAGCGCGTCCATCTCCGTCTCGGAGCCGAAAGCGCGGATGCCCTGCACCTCCTCGGGCAGCACGGCGTCGTCGTGCGGGATGTGCGGGATCACGAACGACCGCACCTTGCGCTTGCCTTGCGTGCCGAGCGTGCCCGGCGCGCCGACGGGCTGGGTCGGCAGCAGGTTGAGCACGCCGCTCATCTCCTCGATGATCATCGTGCGGGTGCGAACGCCCTGCGGCGGCATCAGGTTCAACTGCTCGAGGCGCCCGTAGGTGTTCGGGATCTTGTTGATGGCGGCGGTCAGCGCCGTCATGTTGAAAGCATCAGTGTCGAAAGGATTGATCATCGGCATGGTTCGTTAGGCTCCTTCCCGGACGAGAATGCCCAAGGCAGTGAGCTGCGTGATGCCCAGCGCCTTCTGCACCTCGGTTGCGTCGCTCGGCCACACCAGACCCGCTTTGGAGCAGATCGCGTGGCGCGCGATGATGACGCCGGGCTTGTCGCCGCCGCTCGCATCGACGTCGAGCAGCAGTACGCCGGCGACGACGTTCGATCCGTCACTGGCAGCCGGAGCGAACTGGACGACCTTGTTGTTCACGATGGCGATGACGGTTCCGGTCTTCAGGTTCTGGCCCGAGGCGACGACAACCTCGTCCCGGCTGTAAAGGTTGTCGGCTTCGTACTTGAGCCAGTCGCCCAGGTAGTTCGATTCGATGAGCATGGGCATGTCAGTTCACCCCTTTCCCGGCCAGGCGCTCGACGGCCTTGATCACCGGGTTGTTGTCGAGGTTCGCCTTGGCGCCGGTGCCCGTCTCGGGCATCACGTGCGAGCGAATCTCGGTGGCGTCCTCGGCAGCGCGGGCCTCGAGCAGGTGCTGGCGGGCCTCGGCCGCGCTCGCGTGCTTCGCCAGCAGCGCCGCGGCTTTGCCCGGCATGCCCGCCAAGGCGCACAGTTCCACGATTTCCCGCGCTTCGGCGTAGCCTTGCCGGCGAGCCTCCGCGCGGATGGCTTCCACATCCACGGCGGAAGGCTCCGCCGCGTGCTGTTCTTCGTTCATGCTGGTTCTCCCTTGGAGTTGGATTGAAACGGTGCGGGCCGAAACGGCCTCGCGAAGACCGGCCAAGGCGTCGTGGCGCGTGCCAAGCCTGTCGGCGAGTTGTGCCGCGATGGAGTCGCCGCCAAAGTACAGCCTGGCTTCGGTATCGCGGATGGCGGACTCAGCGACGCCACGGTTGCGCGCGACGGCGTCGACGAGGAGGCCGTAAGTGCGATCCACCTCGGCTTCGAGCACCCGGCGCGCCTCGTCACTCAACGGCGTGTGCGGGTTGAAGTCTGCCTTGCGGGCGCCCGCGTGGACGATCGTGTACCTATAGCCGAGCTTCTCGTCGCTCGCGCTCACGTCGAGGTGCGTGACGATCACGCCGATGCTGCCCAGGCCCGAGGTGCGGCCCGCGTAAATTCGCTCCGCGCCGGATGCCAGCAGGTACGCGCCGCTGAAGGCATCCGTGTCGGCCACCGCAAAGACCGGCTTGGCGGAGCGCGCGGCGTAGATAGTGTCCGCAGCGTCGAATACACCGGCGACTTCGCCGCCCGGCGAGTCGATGTCGAGCAGGATGCCCTTGATCGCCGGATCGGTCGCGGCGTCTTCGATCTCCTCCTGGATATCCACGTAAGGCCGCAGACCGGAGAGCGCGTCGAGCCCGTACGCCTTGTGCACGAGCGTGCCTTCGATCGGGATGACGGCGATGCCGTCCGGCGTGACTTCATATGGCTTCCGGGCGGCGCGTTCCGAGGCCGTCGCCGCGGCGGACACGGGGAGCTCCAGCCCGAACCGCGGCGCGAGCACCGCCAGGATCACCTCGAGCTTTTGCGGAGCGATCAGCAGCGGCGTATCAAAGATCCGCGCCGCCAGATGCGGCAGAGGCGTCATTGGTTTCCTTTCGTGGATCGGAGTCGTATTCGAGGCCGAGCGAGTCCGCCCGCTCGTTGTCGGCGGCGATCTCGCGGTCGATCTCTTCGGCGTCGTAGCCTTGTTCGGAGACCACCTCGGCGCGGCTCTTAAAGCCCGCACGCACGGCCATGATCTGGGCCTTGATGTCCTTGAGCGGATCGACCCAGGCGAAGCCCGGCGGAATCCACTTCACGTCGTAGTTGCCGTCGCTCGCGGGCAGCGCGCCGGCAAGCACGGCGGCGTCGATCCAGGCGCGCCAGATCGGCCGGCACATCTGGAACACGATCACCTGGTGCTGGAACTGCTCGCAGCGGCGGCGGAACTCGAGCAAGCCGGCCCGGATCGAGGAGTAGTTGACGCCGGTCAGGTCGCCGGTCAACTGCTCGTAGGTGATCCCCATGCCCGCCGCAATCGAGCGCAACTGCACGCGCATGAACGTCTCGTAGCTCGCGCCGACGTCGGCGGGACTTGAGAACTTCACGTCCTCGCCCGGCAGCAGCACCTGCAGCGTGCCGGGCTCGAGGCCGGCCAGCGCCACGCCGCTTGCATCCGCTGTACCCTCGCCGACCAGCACGTCTTCCGGCGCGTTCTTGGTGACGAAGCCTGCGAACATGGCGGCGGTCTTCTTCCGCACCAACTCCGCGTCGTCGTACTGGTCGAGTTCGTAGAGCTTGACGAGCACCTGAGTCAGCCAGGGCTGACCGCGCAACTGGCCGGGGCGGATCGGACGGAACAGATGCAGGACGGACTCGGCGGGCACTCGCACCAGTTCGGTCGAGGCCATCGGGTTAAGAGCGTCGCCGGGATGCTCCCGGTAAAGATGATAAGCAACGCGCTTGCCGATCCCGTTGAACTCGATTCCGGCGCGGATGTAATTTCCGTTTTCGAGCTTCCGCGTTTCATTGGTCGGCAGATGCTCGGCCTCGAGCAACTGAAGCTGCAAGGGGACGGACAGGCCATCCTTCGGCAGCCGCGGCCGCAGCCGGATGAAGCACTCGCCCGCTTCCATCACCGACCGGCACGCCAGCGCCTGAAGCCCATAGAAGTCCGTGATGCCGGTTGCATCGGCTTCATCTGTCCACCGGAGCCACAGCGTTTGAATCTGTTCGCGCAGCTCCGCGTCGGTGTGCAGTGACTGCGGCTTGATGCCGGTGCCGATACAGTTTCCAACGAAGGCGTCAAGCGCATTGGTGGCCCACGGGTTGCGCCGCACCATGTCGCGCGAGCGCGACCGCAACGTGTCCGCGTTGCGGAAGACCAGCGTGTTGATGTCGCTCGCGACCGTCGACCAGCCGGTTGTGCGCCGCGTCATAGCGGCCGCTTCGTAATCGGCAGCGGCGCGCATGCCCGGCAGCCAGGTCTTCATTCGGCTCCAGAGGCTCATGTTAGAAGCCCTTCTCGGTCGAGACACGGATCTGTCGAGTCACGGGCACCCCGCTGCTCTTGCTGACATCGGCCTCGGCAGCCGCGATCGCCGCCTTCAATTCGTCGATGGTGCGGTACTCGATCTCGCGGTCGCCGAAGCGGACGCGGCGCACGCCGTTGGCGAGCGCGTCGCGCAGGGCTTGCAGTTGTTGTTCGGTGTAGGGCATCAGCGTTCGAGAA